GATGGTAATATTAAAATTATTTACATGTCACCTGAATACTTGGTTAAAGGTGATGGATTAGAATTAGCCAAGTCATTAATTGAAAGTAATTTACTTGGATTTTTAGCAGTAGACGAAGCTCATTGTATAAGTGTATGGGGACATGATTTTCGTCCTGAATATTTAAAAATAAGAGAATTTAGAAATTTATATCCAAATATTCCAATATTAGCAGTTACCGCAACAGCAACAAAATTAGTTACTTCTGAAATAACTAATTTTTTAAATTTACAAAATCCTGCAATTATTACCGCTAATTTTGATAGAGCAAATTTATTTCTTAAATGTATTGAATATAAAAAAGAAAAAGTAGAAAAACCAAAAAAGAAAAAAGATGATTTACCTAAAGTAAAAGATATTACAGATATTAGTAGTGATATAGATATGAAATTATTAATACCTTATTTTGAAAAATATAAAAATGATAAAATTATTATTTATGTAAATTCAAGACAAATGACTACAAATATTTCAAATGAAATTAATATTATACATCCTAATGGAACAGTATCAGAAGCATATCATGCAGGTATGTCTAAAGTACTACGTGAAAAAGTTCAAACTAAATTTTCAAATGGAGACATTAATATTATTGTATCTACAATTGCTTTCGGTATGGGTGTAGATTTTATTGTAAGATGTGTTATAATTATTGGTGCCTCGTCATCTATTGAAGAATACTGGCAACAAATTGGTAGAGCAGGTCGTGATAATTTAGAAGCAGAAACAATCGTATTCTTTCAATATAAATCATTAGCTATTGCAAAATCAACTGTATGTAAAGAATGTACAAATCCAGTAATTAAACAAAACAAACTTAATAATTTAATGAATATGAGTAGATATTTATATTTAGATACATGTAGAAGAAGATTTGTATTAAATCATTTTAATCAACCTCCTAAATTCTTTAATTGTAATAAATGTGATAATTGTTGTAGAAATGATTTAACTGATATTACAGAATCATTATTTAAAATAATTATTAATGTGTATCCTAAAAATGATTTAAACTTTGAAAATATAAAACAAAATTTATTAGCAAAAAAATTAATTAACGTATTTAAAGATAAAATATTTTTTGCTAATGATTTAAAAATTTGGTGCGATTATGTAAAGTTAAAAAATTATGAATTAAATAATTTACCAGAAAATTTAAAAGTAAAAATAAATATTCAACACTTATATGATGCACAACCAGAAGATATTTTTGATAAATATTCAAAAATGATGTGATAAAATATATTAATCTTTTAGTTAGAACCGTATAAAGGTTCATATAATTTACCAGTCTTAATGCAACTTATTTTATGTTGCATATTGGTAGTCATATCTATTTTAAAAATATTTGCAATATCAACTATATGTTCCGTAAATATGTTTATAGAATCTTCAACTCTTATTTTATTTTCAGATGCAAATTTATTTAATACTTGTTCTGCAAGTATTGTATTTATATCTTCATTAAAAAACTTTCTAAAATACCAAAATTTACTATAGCACAACTTTTTACTATCATGATCTACAATCATGCTAATAATTGATTTTGCTTCATTATAATTAATATAATTATTTGTATCTTTTATTAATTCATTAATTATTTTATTTTGAAAATTAACTTTATCTAATTCCAACGCAATTCTATGTTGTTCTTCTTCTTTTATTTTTTTTTGTGCTTCTTCTATTCTTTTTGATACTTTTTCTATTCTTTTTTGTTTTTCTTTTTCTTCTTCTTCTACTATTCTTTTTTGTTCTTCTATTTTTGCTTGTATATATTCTTCTTGTAAAACAAATATATTTTTAAATTTAAAACCATTATTGAGAATTTTAAATATATTAACATGGGATAAGCCTTCTCTAACAAAATGAAATTGTATAATTTGTTGAGAATAATTATAGCTTGACTTTGATATAAAATATAGTATTATGTTTCTTGATATAGTATCTTCTAATATTGTTTTAGTTAGAATTTTTTCACATATAGTTGATAATCCTTTATTAAATGGTTCCTTAAATAATTCATTATTCCAATCAAGTAAAACATAACCCATATAGTTTTTAGTTATATCAAATGCTCTATACATATTTAAATAATTACCAAAACAATCGCCATTTATACTAATATAAATAATATAAAAATTATCCATTTCATATTGACTATTACCAGTTTGCCAACAATATGGATTATGAGTAGTGCTAGCTTTACTTTTACCATATTTTCCGTATTCCATATGTATAATTTTATATTTTCTTAAATTATCTTGAATAATTGTCTGATTTTTTTCATATAAATTTCCAAAATCACTATTTTTAATTTTTTCTATAATTTGATTATGATATTCGTTTATATTATTAGCATTATAACTATCGTTTTCCATCTTTGTTTTTTAATAATAACATAATAGCTTTAATATATTTTAAATACAATTTTTGTATCTATATAAATTATAAAAAAAATGACCAATTAAAATGATACCATCTACAATATAATAAAATTATTTAATAATTATTATATTATAAGTATATATATATGACGTGTTACTCATATAAAATATTAAATACAACAACAACACCTATTTTTAAAAACGTTGATGTTGTTCTTATATTAACAATGGAAGGAAGTAATCGATTTAAAGAAGACCCATTTTTATTAAATCTTGCCAAGAAAACAATTATTCAATACAATAAAGGATTTAGAAAATGTAATAAACCTTCAACTATTATAAGTTCAAAAGAAGATCTTGTTCATGCATATTATACTGCTTTTGAATATTTAAAAGAATACAATAATGTAATAATATTAGAAGATGATGCACTAGTTATAAATAAGAATCCATTAATTTATGATAAAATAGATAAATTTATTAATATACAAGATTTTGATATTTTCACATTTGGTTCATCTGGACTATTTTCAAATTATAATGAAGATTTTTTCAAGATAAGTTATTTTTTTGGTGCAACTCAATCAATTATATATTCACAAAAAGCAAGAAATAAATTAGCTAAATACATTATTTTATCTAATTTTAATGGAGGACATATGGATAATGTATATGTAAATCGTTTAAATAAAAAATTTACTTATAAATATCCTCTTATTGTGCAGTTATTTCCTAACACAGAGAATAAAAATGTATGGGGAAATAATATTTTTATATTATATTTTCATAAATTAAGAATATCTCTATTACAATTAGATACACACACAGATGGTTGGTATGTAAGGTATTTTATTTATAGAAATTATAAAATGATATTATTATTAATAATTGGTAGCATCTACACTATAATAAAATTTTTTAGATAGAGGGTTATTATTTTTTTAAATAACATTAAAATTATTTAATAATTATTATATTTTAATATATATATATATATATGACGTGTTACTCATATAAAATATTAAAAACAACAACAACACCAATTCTTAAAAATGTTGATGTTGTTCTAATATTATCAATGGAAGGAAGCAATCGATTTAAAAACGACCCGTTTTTATTAAATCTTGCCAAGAAAACAATAATTCAATATAATAAAGGATTTAGAAAATGTAATAAACCTTCAACTATTAAAACATCATTAGAAGATATTGTTCATGCATATTATACTGCTTTCGAATATTTGAAAGAATACAATAATGTAATAATATTAGAGGATGATGCGATAGTTATAAATAAGAATCCATTAATTTATAATAAAATAGATAAATTTATTAATATACAAGATTTTGATATTTTTACATTTGGTTCATTTGGACTATTTTCAAATTATAATGAAGATTTTTTAAAGATAAGTCCATTTTTTGGTGCACTACAAGCTGTTATATATTCAAAAAAAGCAAGAAATAAATTAACTAAAGATATTATTTTATCTAATTTTAATAAAGGGGATATGGATCTTGTATATGTAAAGCGTTTAGATAAAATATTTACTTATAAATATCCACTTATTGTTCAGTTATTTCCTAAAACCGAAAATCAAAATTCATGGTTTGGTAATGTTTTTATAATATATATTGTTACTGTCTTAATAAAAATATTAAGATTAGATACAAGTGTAGAAAATTGGTTTTTATTGTATTTTATATTTAGAAATTATAAAGTAATATTATTAATAATAATTAGTATCACAATTTATTTTAATAAAGTTATATTAGTTAAAACTAATATTGTTTAATATATTAATAATTGCTAAAAATATTTAGAATAAATATACAAATATGATGTAACACAAAATATTAAAGTTTATAATATATTAAAATAATGCATTATTTTATTTTTAGACGTAAATTTATTTAAGACTTGTTTTGCAAACAACCCATTTTATTAAATTATCAAAAAAAACAATAATTTAATATAATAAAAGTTTAAAAAAAAAGATATACTGATTTATATATGACTGATTCAAGTTCAAATAAATTATTGTTATCTGGAGAGAAAGTTCATTTGAGTTCTACTTCTAGACCTATTTCGAGACCTTTGAGTTTTACTTCTAGATCTATTTCTAGACCTATGAGTTCTACTTCTAGACCCATAGTTCAACCGAGTTCTACTCGTGTCGGAATTGAAAAATCTGTTAACCCTCCTATTCCGGTTCCAACAATAGAATCTCGTCCTAATTTAAGGGACACATTGTTAAATAGACCCATAGTTCATCAGAGTTCTACTCATATACCTAACAAACCTACGATGCATACTGGTAAGTACGGTAAAATAATAAACCCCTCTAAAGAGACACCACGTTCTAATCCAATACCAGCACTAAGAACTGAATGTGCACCTCTAGTATTAAATATTTTAGAAATTAAAGGAGACGGAAATTGTTTATTTTACTCATTATTAGTTGGATTAATAAGATTAAAAATTAAAAAATTTGAAAAAATGGAAATAAGTTCAGAATATTCACTTAAATATTTAAATGATAATATTTTTAACTTTCGATTGCAGATAGTAGAATGGCTCCGTAATAATCTTTACACACTCGCTAACAAGAACGACCCTGAATCACCAACGTTTGAGCAGTTAATTTTAGAAATATGTGAAGATAAAGATCCACCAATTAAAGATATTCGTACGTATCTTCATAATATGGCAACCGACAGTGACAGTTGGGGAGATGAGAATATTATTCATGCATTTATACACATTACTAATATAAATGTAGTGATAATTCGTCGTATTACATCATATTATAAAATTATGTCAGGAAATATTTGTTATGATGGTATATGGTTGTATCATACTTATCCAACCCATTTTGAATTAATATTTCCTATTAATGTAGATGAAAACTATCTAAATCTAATCGATAAAGAATCGGAGAGAATTGAAGTAAAACCAATCATTAATAAAGATAATTATAATAAAATTATAAATTATGATGGAGTTAAAATTCAAATGTTAAAAGTACAAAAAAAAACACAAGAACTAGAAACCAAAGGATTTCCACCACGACCACATCAAGGTGAAACTGCAATACCTGATGCACATATTGATGAAGAAGTGGATATACAAATCGCAATAATGGAAAGCCTTAACCCTGATGGAAAAGAAATACAACAAAAATATTTCAATCAAAGTAAATATTATAAAAAATACTTGAAATATAAATTAAAATATAATCAGTTAAAAGAAAAATTAAATTAATTACTAAATATAAAATTGTGTAAAAGATATCAAAAAGCATCCATTTTAAATACATGTAGAGATAATAGTTTTACTATTACTAATAATTTTTAATAATTAAAAATTTATATATTATATTTATTATATATAATGTATAAAGAAAAATATATAAAATATAAAATTAAGTATTTAGACATAAAAAGTCAATTAGGTGGTGCGTGTTGGCCATCCACTCCAATCAAGGTTGAAAAGGAAGAGGAAAAGAAAAGAGAAAAACATGATGTTTTTACTAAAGACAAAACAAAAGAGATACGAACTTTTGAAGATTTTCGAAGTTCACAAGAATTTAAATTACTTGAAAATACTAGTAAAGAAACAAACGAAGATAAACAAATTTCCATAGCAATGGAGTTAATCCAGATACAAAGAGAGAGTAATAGCGATATTGATATATTAAGTAAATTCTACATAGATCATATAAAAAAAATTTTAAAAATCATAGAAATTTTTCTTTTGAATGATAAAAAAATTAATGTTACCATTAATTTAACGGAAATTGCTATTCAATGGGATAGATTAATAATTACTAAAAATAATAATAATAGGTTTCATGAATATTTTAAATACTGTATGCATTTATATATATCTACGTTTTTTTTAAAAGAAATTACTTATTTAAAAAAAAATATGATGAACTGATTTTTATAAATAAACCAGACAAGTCTACTGATATTTATTTGCACGTTACAAACGACATACATGTATTGATAGATAATCTGGAAAATTTAAGTAAAGCTTCTTCATTTACCCCATTTAATTTTTATATAATTTTAAGCCCTTCCGAACATTATTTATGTAACCCTCTCACATATATTTTAACTGAAAAGGAAAATAATAAAATAAATAAATATTTAGAATTATTTATGGAGAATATGAAAAAATTTATAGAAGTTTCTAAAATAGACGTTTTTAAAAAAGATGATTCTGAATTTGAACAAACTCCTAAAACTGTGAATTATAATCTAGATGGTATTCCTAAAGAATTACATATTTTAGAAACTAAGAAAGATAAATATAATAGTTCTTTATATAACTCATTACTATATGGATTAATAAGGTTAAATAAAATACAAAAAATGGGGATACGAAGAATTATTGGCAATCCTGATATAAAAGTACCTCAATATTACATGTATATGCGTTCTGAGATTAAAAGATGGATCATAGATAATGTTAATGAACAAAGTAATAAAAATGACAGCTCATCAAAAACATTTTTGGAGCTAATTGTAGATAAGTTTATGCTAAATTTTACAACAAATCAATTTTTTGCAATTAATCATTCTACTTTTGATACATTAAATCTAAAAGAACAAGAAAAGTATATTTTAGATGAATATTTCGGGCTGATGTGTTCTGGAGATGAAATAATTATTAAAGCATTTTCAGCAATGACTCAAATAAATGTTGTTGTATTTAAAAAAGTTAATAAATTTTATAATATTACTGGAGATTTTGAAGGTGATGGTATATGGTTGTATCATGATGATGACATAGATAAGTTTGACTTAATATTTCCTCCTTTTGATAGGAAGAAGTTCGCAATAGATCCAAGAATAAACTATTTAAAAAAAGTCGATTTAAATATTCCTATAGATAATATAAATTTCATAAAATATAGCAGTTATAATGAAATTATTAAAAAAATATAAAGAAAAATTTAATTAATACTAAATACTAAATATAAAATAAATAAAATATATTTAAAAAAAAATTGTTTAAAAGATATTTATAATATAATGTCTAATACACTAATGTTCATTAAAAAGAGAAACGGAACTCAGGAAGTTATTAAATTTGATAAGATTACAACACGTATTAAGAAATTAATCAAGTTAGAAGAAACTGATTATATTGATCCGATACTTATATCACAAAAAGTAGTCGCTACTATTTTTAGTGGTATTTCAACTAATGAACTAGATACACAATCAGCTGAAATTTGTGTTAATCTATCAACTCAACATCATTATTATAGTAAATTAGCAGGAAGAATTTTAGTTAGTAATTTACATAAAAAAACATCAAATTATTTTGTTGATAAAATGATTTTTATTCAGAAACATCTTAATTTGTTTGATGAAAAATGGTTAAATTGGATTAAAAAAAATAAGAAAGAAATTAATGCTATCATTGATTATGATAGAGATTATATTTTTGATTATTTTGGATTTAAAACTCTTGAAAGAGCTTATCTATTAAAAATTAAAAATGATATTATTGAAAGACCACAAGATATGTATTTGAGAGTTGCTTCTTTTTTAAATCAAGGAGATTTAGATGCTACCAAAAAAACATACGATATGTTATCCATGGGTTATTATACTCATGCAACACCAACCTTATTTAATGCTGCAAATAAAAAAAGTCAATGTTCGTCCTGTTATCTTTTAGGTACAGATGATTCGATTGAAGGAATTACACATACATGGGAATCTGTATCTAAAATTTCTAAATGGGGTGGAGGCATTGGACTACACGTTTCTAATATTCGTGCTAAAGATAGTTTAATTAGGGGGACCAATGGACCTAGTTCTGGAATTATTCCAATGCTCAAAGTCTATAATGAAATAGCACGCTATATTAATCAGGGAGGGAAAAGAAAAGGAAGCATTGCCATTTATTTGGAACCATGGCACCCTGATATTTTTGCATTTTTAGATTTAAGAAAAAATTTTGGTGCAGAAACAGAACGTGCTCGTGATTTATTTTTAGCTATTTGGATGCCTGACTTATTTATGAAACGAGTTCAAGAAGACGGTGATTGGTATACTTTTTGTCCCGATGAATGTCCTGGATTAGCTGATTCTTGGGGTGAAAATTTTGAAGAACTTTATAACAAATATATTGATGAAAAAAAATATAAACATAAATATGAAGCTCGTAAAGTAATGAAAGCAATTTTAGAGTCACAACTTGAAACAGGTACACCTTATATTGTATTTAAAGATACAGCAAATCGTAAATCAAATCAACAAAATATTGGTACTATTAAATCATCAAATTTATGTGCCGAAATACTTTTATATTCTGATCATAAAGAATATGCTGTCTGTAATTTAGCATCAATAGCTGTAAATTCATGTGTAAAAAAATTTGAACCTACAGAAAAATTTATATTTTATAGCAAACCACTTTGTAAAAATTCAAGATATATTAGAAACTTTTTAAAATATCACAAGTGGGATTTTGAAGAAAAAACTGATTTCCAAGAATTAAATAATGAATTAATAGAATTACCTGTTGTATTTTATGGTAACAAGAAACTTAATAATTTTAATGAACTATTTTATTTGACTTGTAATAGTTTTGATTTTGAAAAATTAGAAGAAATAACTTATATTGCTTCTATAAATGTTGATAAAGTCATTGATCTAAATTATTATCCAACAATAGAAACAAAATATTCAAATATGAGACATCGTCCTATTGGTATTGGTATTCAAGGTGTTGCAGATGCAATTGTTTCATTAAAGATTGCTTTTGATTCAGATGAAGCAGTTGTATTTAATGGTAGAATGATGGAATCAATTTATTATGCTTGTTTAAAAGCATCCGTTGATATTGCTAAATCTCGACATGATAAAATGAAAAAATTAATTGAATCTAATGTAGATGTTCCAGAATTTTATGATTCAAATTTTCAACTTCAAGATAAAGATTTAAATACTTTATATCACGAAATGATGCCATGTAAATATGAATTAAATAATAATAAATATCCAGGTGCTTATTCTACATTTGAAAATTCACCATTTTCTAAAGGAATTTTACAATTTGATATGTGTAATATTAAACCTTCTATGACAGAAAAATGGGATGAACTAAAAAAAGAAATTGCTATTTATGGTGTTCGTAATTCGCAATTAACAGCTTTAATGCCTACTGCATCAACTAGTCAAATTTTAGGTAATAATGAATGTTTTGAAATGTTTACTAATAGTATTTATACAAGAAGAACTTTAGCAGGTGATTTTCCTGTTGTTAATAGTTATCTTATGGATGATTTATTATCAATTGGTCTTTGGTCTACAGAAATGAAAGATTTAATTCTTGCATATAAAGGATCTATTCAAGAAATAAATGGAATACCAGAACAAATTAAAAGATTATACCCAACTATATGGGAAATTAAACAAATTTGGACTCTTAAAAATGCTATTGCTCGTAGTCATTATGTTGACCAAACACAAAGTATGAATATATTTATGTCTGTTCCTGATTATCAAAAATTATATTCATCGCATATGTATGCATGGGAAAATGGTTTAAAAACAAGTATTTATTATCTTCGTACTAGACCAGCTGAAGATGCTACTAAAATTACTATTGATCCAAATATTAAAAAATTAAATGAAAATATTGAAAAAAAATTTAAAAAACCAGAAAATGGAGAAGTATGTGATATGTGTTCGGCATAATTAAAAATTTAAAAAACCAGAAAATAAAGAAGTATATAATATGTTTTCGACATAATTAAAAATTGAAAAAAAAAAATTTATTTAAATAAATATTAGTATTATTGTTATAATATGGCTACTCATCAAAAAAAACATACTAAAGCTCGTGTTATTAATAATAAAGAACTTATCATTCAGGAACAAAGTCAAGGAGAAAAGTATGGAACCGTTATACGTGCTACAGGAAATTGTCGATTTGATTGCAAATTTCTTGATAATTCGACAACAAACGCAACATTAGCTAAAAAACTTATTAAAGGTCCACATAAACAAAGAATAGTACCGGGTGATTTTGTTCTCCTTCAGGCATTAATTGATAAAGATAAATATTCTATTATTCACAAATATTCACCTGATGATCAAAAAAAACTTGCAAAAAATGGCGAACTTACACAAATAAATACTATAGAACAAATAGGAACAACAGTTATAATGGAAAATGAAATAGTAAATAAAAAAGAAAAAGAAATAGACGACATTGCAAAACTTATTGAAAATATATAAACCTTTATTTATTTAAACTAAAATAATTATTAGCATAATTATATATTTTATCTATTAATTTTTCTGATAAAATTGCATTTGACATATTTTTAACACAAGTATACTCTGGACAAATTTTTTTTATTATTTGTAATTTTTTATTAAAAAGTGTATTAGAATAGTTTCTAATAAATTCTATTATTGAATTATCTAATTTTAACATTTTTTCTAAAGTTTTTTTATTTAATGTTATCGGATCAATAGTATTATTTTTTATTCTATGTTCTATATACCATATACACCATCCTAAACAAAATCCTCCAAAATCTCCATTTTTTTGATTTTTATTATCAAGTTCATTTGATAATAATTGATATCCAGGTTTTGGTAAATATTTACTTGGTTTTAAATATTTCATACCTGTATTCCAAGTTAATGTTTCTTCTAAAAAATTATCTATTTCATTTTCAATTCCATCATCACCATATGGTTCAAATCTTTCAATACTTAAATTTTTAAAATCATAGAATATGACATTTGCATGTTTTAAATTATTTTCAAGGGTTTGACTTAAAAATAATACAGCATAATCGTACTTTTTATCTCTTCTAATATTATTTATATTTAAATTTAGATTTGGATATAATTTAAATTTACCTTTTTCAAATGATGTTTCTTTTTCATATAATATTATCCAAGGATATTCAATATCAGAATCGATATTATTTAATTCATTCTTATCTAATTTTGGAATATATAAATTTTTATATTTAGTTGATAAATAAATAAAATAAATAATAAGATCTATATTAGTAGCTGTAAATATAGTATAATGTTGATATTTATTTAAATCTAATGAAACTATATCTTCTGATTTAAAATTATCTAATTTTTTTAATTCTTCCTGCCATTTTTCAGGTGCAATATCTAAAACAGTTTCTCCACTATTATTTTTTTGTTTTACATTTAATTTTTTATTTTTTATATATTTAAAATATTTATTAAATGGGTATTTAACTAAATAAAAAAGAGGTGTTTCTTTATTTAAATTTAATTGTAACCAACTTTCATTTGGACTATTAATTAATATTTCATGTATAATTTTATCTAATATTTTTGAATTACAATGTTTGCAATTAAATTGTAAAACTAACCCAACATAATTTATACCACTTTTATTTACATAATTATAATCTAACTTTATTTTTTTCCATATTATTTCTAATATTTTTTCTATTTTTTTAAAATCATCATATCCTTTTAATATTATTTTTGAATACAAGTAAAAAAATGGTGATAAAAATAATTCATAAGGTTTGGTAATATATTCTAAATCAATATTTCTTTTAACAAAATATTCAGTTAATATTATATTTTCTAAATTTATTAAATTTATAATTAATCCTTCATTATTGTAATTTTTATTGTTAATTTCTATATCAGTAAATTTATCAAAAATGTTTATTTTTTCAGAATCAGTTAACTTGTTATTTAATATTATTGAACTTAATGTAAAATATGAATTAAATTTATATTTTGATATAAACCATTCTAAATTTTCTACATTTAATTTTGAAATTAGAAAACAATAAAAAAATATATTTTTTTCATTTTTAAATTTAAATAAATAGCCCCAATCAATATTAGGGAACTCTTTTATTAATTTAATTATTTCAATAGGATTTTTAATATAATTAATAAAATTTAATCCTTCTGAATTATGCTTTAGAATGTGTTCAGGATATTCTTTTATTAAATATTTAAGTATAGGTATATTATTATATTTAGCAGCTAACATTAATCCATCTAAATTTTCTTCATTTAATTTATTAATCGGATGCTTATTTAATTTTAATAATTCTAATTTATCAAACATTATTAAATAATGAAAAAGATAATTTTTATAAAAAATAGGTTTATTTGGATTATAATTATCTAAATCTGTAGGATTTTTTAAATCCATTAATTTATGTATATTAAATTTCATAATTATCTTAAATTAGAAAAAAATTGATAAATTAAGTAATTTTTAATTTTTATTATATATTTAAAAATGATATCAGATGATTATGAAAAAATAAAATATGGTATATGTAGATATAATAATATTGGTGATATCACTTGTTATATGAACTCAATTTTACATATATTACAACAAGTTCCTGTTTTAGCTGATTTTATTTACACTTGTAGTTATTCTGATATACTTAAATATAAAAGTAAGGGTGACGATAATTATATTAAAAATTGTTTAATCTATGAATTATTTCGGCTATTTTATGCATCTATGACTCATGATGATATATCAATCACACCAACATCTTTTAAACATAATATTGGACAAAAAAATGATATGTGGAATGAAGAAAATCATCAAGATTCTCAAGAATTTTTAAGTTTTTTAATTTCAACTATTGAAGAAGAAATTGGTGTGAAAGTTGAATTTATTCCTAAATTTAATGAAATTGAAGAAAATATTAATTATATAAATTTACTTGCAAATATAGCTTGGCAAACTTTCCAAAAAAACGAATATTCACCATTAAAAGAAATGTTTAATGGGATGTTTTATATTCAAACTAAATGTAGTTGTTGCTCAAATATATCACCGAATTTTGAACCATTTACAACGCTTCAAATTGCAATACCATTTAGTGATCCAAAAAAAGAATTTTTATTAATAGATTGTTTAGATGAATTAATTAAAGAAGAACAACTCGATGACGATAATATGTATAATTGTGAAATGTGTGGAATTAAAAATAAGGGGTATAAACAATCTCTTCTTTGGAAAACCCCAAAAATTTTAGTGATTCATATTAAACGTTTTTCTGGTAGTGAATCAAAAAAAATAATTAACAAAATTAATTATCCACTATATAATTTAGATATAAGTAAATTTTGTCATATAAAAAGTCCTTTTATTCAAAAATCAAAATATAATTTAATTGGTGTGAATTTACATCAAGAATTTAGTTATTTAGGCACAAATTCAGGACACTACACATCATTAGTAAAAAATAGATTGGATAATAATTGGTATCTTTTTAATGATGGTTCTGAACCAATTCAACTAACTGAAAAAGAACATATTCAAAATAGAAATGCATACTTGCTTTTCTATTATCGTCAAGATTAATAAATTAGTATAATTAAATAGTTTTTTATATTATATATTTCATAATTATATTCTGAAAAGTCATTTAAATTATAATTAAAAGGTAATTTATAAACAATTATTTTACCAAGTATTCTTATTTTTTTTGTTAATTCTTTTAATGTTATATTACTTAAAGATAATAAAATAGATGTTTCTAATTTATAATTTGGCCCCCCCCAAGGTGGATCAAGAAAAATTAAATCATAATCATCATTTAAATGATTTAACACATCATCATTATATAAAATTGATTTTATATTATGTGCTTTCATATTAATTTCCAAGTATTTAAATCGTTCTTTATTTATTTCTATCAATATAGTATTTGAAAAATGTAATCCAAATGAAATAGAATTACCTCCTATACCTGCTGTACCATCTAATATTTTAACATCTCCAAATTTTTCTTTTATAATATTTGAAACTGTATCAGCATCTTCTTTATAAGATAATGAATACATACCTTCAATATCTCCTTTTAATTTAATATCATTTTCTTCTTTTTTATAATTAATATTCATTGCTATTAATTATAAAATGTTTCTTAAATAGTTTAAACTCTTGAAGATTTAAAATGGAACAAAATATAAATATTAATTTATTATTAGACGATACGCTAAAAACATAATTTACACGCTTTGTAATAAGCAAACCGTTTTGTTTTTAATTGTGAACGTTGTTCCATTTTAAATCTTCACGGGTGTAAAACGATTTTTTTATATTAGTAAAATATAAAATTAATATTATTAATAAAACTCCACATAATGTTAAAGATTTATCACTAATTAAAATTAACATTGTTATAAAACTAGCAGATAAATAAATATTACCATTAATACCTCCACCCTTTTGGTTTTTATAGTTACCACCCTTGTCACCGTCATCATCGTCATCGTCATCGTCATCGTCATCGTCGTCTTGGTTATTTTTACGACTATTTTCACCAGATTTACTAGAACCCATTAAAGCTGGACCTACTATAACTAATACTATTACTAATATTATACCACCAATAACATAAACAAAACTATTAGCAAAACTACTTACTCCTTTTACTACATCTTTAGCAACTTCACCTGCAGTATCTACTAAATTATCAACAGACTTCATAACACTTGATTCTTTTTTTGATACATCTTGAGCATCTGCAACTACTTTACCAGATTGATCACTAGTTGTTTTACTTTTTCCATCAGTTCCAACATCTATTTTAAAATCATTTGTTAAATCAGATGCAATTTTTGAACCTAATTCTAAGTCAATAATACAAGTTGAAAAAGAACTAATATCTATATTTTGATTAATATTAGCTATACTGCCTGCTTGTGATGTTAGTTTTTTACTAATAATACTATTTCCACCAACAGTATCAATTTTACATATAGCTTTTCCTAATTGTTCCATTTTATTTTTTATACTTGTTGAAATTTTATTAGTAGTATCGGTTTGATTTATAACTTCATTATGTAATTTGTTTTTAATAATATTTCGAATTTCTGTTTCATCTTTTGATGAAGAACTTCCACCAGTTACACTAGACATTAAACTTTTAACTGTATCTGTTAATGAATTAATCATACCTTCTGGACCACCATTTTCTGTACTATTTTTCCCAACTTTTGCTAAAAAATCTACATCTTGTTTTACATTTGCATCACTATCTATTTTATTTTTTATTTTATCAGTCATATTATTTATATTATTTTGTAATTGACTTGTGTCACTTAATATTTTAATAATTGCATTAGCTACTGCAGCTATTTTAATATCTTGATTTATATTTATTTTACTATTACTACCAATATTTATTTCATCAACATCAATAATATTAGTACCGCCTGTATTTATACTTACTTCTGCTTCAGCGTTATTTTGAATTTCTTGTGTTAACTCATAAGTAGATGTATTAACAATTGTATTGAGATTTTTAGTTATATTAGTAATTTCCATACTTAATTCATTTGTAATTTGTTTTTTAATTTGTGATTCATTTTTACCTCCCATATATTAAAAATATTTAGAAAAAAATATTAAATCTAAATATTATTAATGGGAAATGAATTACATGTAAATAATACTGGAATATTAAGAGATGATACAGATTTAGGAAAATATATTAAAGATTTTTTAGTAAATAAACATACATTTGGAAATGATGTAGATGATGATAAATTTAAAGATTATTTAAAAAAAAGAGCTTGTTGTACAAAACAAGCAGTTATTCCTATTTCATTACCAATGTATGATATAAGAAAACAAAAAATATATCCAACAACTTTACATGTAAAAGTATTTGATACTTCTAATTGGGAGCAAACTTTTTGCACTGATATTAATGGAAGTAATTATTATGAAACTAATAATAGAACAGAAAATGGGTTTACCGCTACAAATGAATGTAGTAATTTTTATGCCGATTTTTGTAATAAAGTTAACGAGGAACGTTCTAAAAATACATCATTAAAACATAAACGTTATGGACTATATCAAGATAATAGGACTATAACCGGTATTAAAGCTGACGAAAAAGAAAATCATGTTACTAATCAATTTTATGATTGTAATTGTTTAAATAGTGTATGGATGAAAGATATTTCAGATGGAGAAATTATTAATAAAGAACCAAGTATGATGTTAACTACTTCTGTTTTAGCACAAAATTTTGATGACCGTTGTAAAACAGGAATAAATAAACGTTTTTTTAATTCATATGAAGTACAAAGTGGTTTACAATTATGTATTAATAACCAATCGTCAGGTTTAACTAATATTAAAAATGATGCGTCTGGAGGCGAAGCATCTTATAATGTAGAACAAAATTGTAATTTAAGCTCATCAACCGGATCAAAAACAGCAACAAAAACATCGACACTAATTGAACAGGATTCACTTGTTGATTCCCC